TCATGTCCTGCCGGACCGTCCAGATGTAGAACCCGAAGTCGCCCTGGATCACGTCTCCGGTGTCCCCCATCGCCCGGGCGTTCCGGGTGCGGATCGCCCGCTCCCCGTTCATCGTGGGAGGCATCGCTCCACCGATGAACTGCGCGAGCCCGTCCCGGTACACGGGCTGGCCGTTGTTGTCCTTCTGGAGGCGGAGCTGGTTCGCCGTCGCCTTCCGCAAGACGTAGACGAGGTTGTTGAAGTTGTCGTCGATGGCGCTGTCCAGGTTGATGATGTCCTCGTACTGGACGGTCCCGAGGGTCTGCCTGGACACGAAGTTGATCGCCGGGTCGTTGAGGACCCCGAGCATCTGGTTTCCCGTACCCGATCCCTGAAGCACCTCACGCTCCGTCTGCCACTGGAAGGCACGGACGAAGAGCGAGGTCACGTAGTTGATGATGTTGATGGCGCTGTCGGCGATGAGCTCGTCGGTCAGGATGATCATCCCGATGAGCTTCTTCGCCTCGAACGTCATCGTAGTGAAGGTCGGCTTGGTCTCGAACTTCTCGCCGGCCTCCTCCGGGTGGTACAGCACGAGCCCGCCGAAGTAGGAGCCCGCGGCCTGCGCCAGCTTCGGGATGCGCAGGGTGAGCGAGCCCATCGGCAGGCGCCAGCACAGCGGCAGAATCGCCGACTGCGCCGTGGCGAACTCGATCACCGTCGCCAGGAACTCGATCGGCACGAGCGCACCCACGTCGGTCGTGGTCAGCGGCCCGGACGCCTTCGTGATCACGTCGAGGACGTCCTTGTTGTATTCCTCCAGGTCGAACTTGCGGAGCTTGTTGACCCGCCCGCGGACCCGGAGGATCTCCGCGAACTTCTCCATCTGCGGGGAGAGGTGGATCCACGGTCCCCTCCCACCGCTCTTGAACTGCCTCGCGATCTGGATGCCGTTGAGCTGCTTCCCTTCCGTGCGCCCGTAGGGCTGGTAGAACATGGACGTGTCGACGATCGATTTCCCGCACGTCTCCATGAGTCCCGACTTCTCGTCCTCGCCCGGGAACAGCGCCCGCTTCTCGATCGCCTTCATCTCCTCGCGCATCGCCGCGACCTCGGGGATCGACATCCCCTTGACCACTTCAAGTACCGTGGCGGTGAGCTGTTCGGGTGTCATCTGGACCACCTGCTTCGTTTCCGTTGCTTTGTCAGGCATCTTCTTTCCTCCGTTAGTTGACCTTGCCTCTCATCCTATTGATCTCGCTGCGGACGCGCTCCTCCATCGCCCTCTTCGCTACGCTCGCGACGAGCTTGATGGCCTCTTCGCCCTGGATCACGTCCGGTCCCTTTTCGCGTTCCTGCGGGTTTATCTTTTCGCCTTCTTCCGTGGAGGCGGCAGGCTCGGCCTCCTTCTCGGCGATATCGTCGATCTTTTCTTTCAATTCGTTTACCATCTTTGACAGCTCCTTGAACTTAGCGTTCAATCCATCGGACGAGTCGACCATCTTTTTCATCTCGCATGCAAGCCCATCAAGCGCGGTCCGGATCACTCCATCGTCTTCAAATTCCTTGCCCGTCGCCGGCTCGAACAGGATGCACTTGTGATCATGGTCTGCTGCCCACTTCTTCGCCTGGGCCGCGGTGAACTTCGACGAGTCGAACCGGATGGCCTGAAGCTCAGTCCTTTTCTCCTTGATCCCCCAGATAGCGTGGAGGCCTCCACCGAACTTGTCGTTCTGCCGGCGAAAGCGATCGTACTTCTTCGGATCCTCCAACCGACAGGCGTGCTCGTTCGCGTAGGGCTTCTCATCGGCCAGCTCGTCCTTCCACTCAACCGCCGCGCACTCCTCGCACTCCTGCGCCACCCCGACTCCGTGCTCCGAGTCCACGTCTATCCGGATCTTCTTCTCGCAGCAAGTCGGGCAGAGCGTGACGCCCTCGGTCGCCGCCGGATCGAACATCTTGAACCGGATCTCGCTCACGCCCTCCTTCTTCCGACCCGGCATGGTCTGAGCGTCCGGCTGCGCGGGCACGGCGACCAGGCTGTATTCCAGAAGCTCCCACGTCACGATCTCCCGACCACGAACCTCCCGGCCGTCGTCATCCTTCATGGGTCGCATCTGGATCGGCATGAGTCCGATGGACCAGTTCGGCATGAACCCCTCGGTCGTCTTGCGGAAGAGCCGCCTCCCGACATCGTCGTCGAAGAACTTCGTCTTCGCGATGATCCCGGGGACACCCTTGTACTCCGCCTTCTTGTCGAACCCGAGCGGTTTGGCGATCGGCTCCCGGCCCATCGTGTCCCAGCCGTGCCCGAGCAAGACGACGGGCTTGCCCTTGACCTGCATCCCCTTCGCTCGCACGATGTCCCCGTGCCTGTCTGGGGTCTCCGTGGAGATGAAGTGCTCGACGATAAGCGACTCCTCGTCGACCGACTTGACCACCGCGTCGAAAATTTTGTAGATCATCTTTTGCCCCATCGTCTCTTCCTCCGAGTCAGCTTTTCTTCTTGCGAACGTAAGATACAGCGCAACGGCAGTTGATGTTCTCCTCCGCCAGCGCCCCGCCGCCAGGATGAGGCATCGCGTCAGCACCGACGCGGAAGTCGTCGTCCACAGGGATCGGGTTCTTGCCGTAAGCCACTCCAGCGGCGACATGCGTGTCCCTGACCTGCTCGTCTCCCGCCGTCAGCCACCCTTTCTTCAGCTCATCGGCAACTCCGCTCTGCCTCACGCCTTCCAGCGAACCTCGGTTGAGCGCGGAGACCGTCTCGGTCCTCGCGATCAGCGGCGCTCGGTACTTGTCCCACGCCGCGAACATGGTGCGCAGCTCGTCGGCGATCGCCGGTAGTGACTGGCCATCGGCAAACCCGGCACGAAGGACCCGGTCGATGGCCTCGAAGGACGTGCCAGACACCTCCTCCGAGAAGAAGTCGAGCCGATCGCCGAGCCACGCCTGGACGCGCTTGTCCTTCGGGTCGAACGTCACACCCACACCGAGAGAGGACAGGGCTTCCTCGGCACCGTCGACCAGGACGGCTTCCGCGAGCTCCTCGAACAGGGAACGCAGTCGCTTCGCCTCTCCCTTCTTCGGCGGGTTGATCGCCTTCGTCATCCCGCCGCCGGCCAGCAGCGCGGCTACCTTGCGGTGTGAGTTCCCCGCCAACCTTCCCTCGACCTCCTTGCCGGATCTGAGCAGCGCCGAGATCACGCGGTCTCTCAGGTCTCGGAAGTACGTTCGTCCGCGAGTTGCGTGCGTCCGTTCCCACTTCGACTGTCGCTTGACGAAGGCTTCCCAGAGCCTTCTTCGCTGGTCAGTGGCTCGCTCCAGCCGATCGTGTCCTCCTCCTTGTCGTCTTCGTCTCGCCACTCCCCGTTTCCGCGATGCCCCTTCCCTCGATCCTTGGCCGGCTGTGTCATCCCCTCGCCCAGCGGCGCGACGCCCGACGCGGCCCACGGCCGGTTGCCCCACGGGACCGGATCTTTCCCAAGCTTCTCCCGCTCCTCGTTGATGACGGTGACCCACCCCTTGAGTCGCGTCTCCATCGCCTGCCGCTCGAACTCCTTGTCCTCGAGATCGGGAAGCTCAAAGTCGCACGATAGCCCCTCGTCGTACCTCGGGAGCAGGAACGTCTCGATGTGCTCCTCGATCAGCATCGTCTTCGGCAGGAGGCACCCACGGACGAACATCTCGGTGAGCCCTTCCATGTTCGCCCGGTTCACGTCTCGTACCAGGCCGATGATCCCCTCACTCAGGCTGTACCCCGTGAGGATCTTTTCCCGAGACTGCCGTGCCACCTCGCCGACCATCGCGTCCCGGTTCGTGACGGAGAGCTGGTTCGCCTTGAGCCCGCTGTGCGTGACCAGGTTCTTACCGGACTTCTTCACGCCGGTGAACTGCATGTCGAGGAAGTCCATCAACTCCTTCGCCTGGTCGGGCTGGAGCTGCTGATCCGTGTGCAGGTTCAATCCTGGGATGGCCTGGTTCTCGAAGAGCGCCTTCTGCCGCTGCATCATGTACAGGTCGATGTCGTAGGGGTAGGTCTGCGCGAGCAGCGGGCTCATGCCCTTGAACGGAGAGCCGGGGTGCGGGTACCGAAGAAACACCAACTCCTCCGGCGGGATCGTCTCGTTCACCTGTCCGTCGCGGTACTTCCAGCCCTGGACCCTGGCGAACCCGTCGACCACCGGCACCAGGGATGCCGACTTCGTGAGCGGCAGCGGCCACACCTCCCCGGGCAGGCCCAAGCGGTTCATCGGCAGGTACCAGCCGCAAGAGCCGAGCAGTTCCAGCCGTGCGAGCGTGTCGTACCAGAACGTGAACCTGGTGCTCACCGGATTGGGGCGCTGGTTGAGATCGATCCACGGGTGATCGAGGATCTCTTCCTTGCGCAACCCCTTCTCCCGCACGAGCATGTCTCGCGCACGCTCGGTGCGCAGTCCCTTCAGTTCCGCACGCAGCGAGTGGGGGAGGATGACCTTTGCCCGGGAGCCGCTGGCCCGGTACACCATGAGCTTGAGCTTGAGCGTCGGGACGGTGCTTGCGATCTTGTCGATGGCCGTGTAGACCCAGGAGGCGTATGCGTCGACGAGCTGTGAGTAGGTCCGGTCCGGCGAGGTGATCGAGGACCCGAACCCGGACGACGAGGCGGAGGCAATGAGGGCCATGACTTTAGCTGCGGCCTCCTGCGTGCTCTGCGCGGCCTTCGCTTCGACTTCCTTCAAGACGTTGCCGGCTTTCTCGTCCGCCTCTCGCACTGCGGCGACGATTTTCTCGGAAGGCACGAATCCGATCCGTTCAGCCAACCTATCGATCCAGTGATGACTCATTGTCCTCCCCACGTCGGCCATTCGTGATGCGTTTACTTTTACTTTTACTATTACTTATACTTTTACTTATACTTATACTATTGCGGATTCGATGCGCCATGTATTAACCCTTTGATAATTATAGATATTCATTTTGGTACGAATCTTGCGAATGAAAATATGAAAAATATTCTCTTTTGATATTGAGCACATGAATAAAATCGACCCATTGGTCTGACCTGTCTCCCTTAACTACGCGATATCAAAGCACTTTGAAAATGGAACGCATCTTGCAAATTTCTCGGTTCTATTTTAATTTCAACGATCTGCGTAGTTCACGACAATGAAATTTCGCCGCTGGTCTTACCATTCCCCGCGCTGGTGTGCCCGCATCGCATACGGCACGCATCAAGTGTTTGTATCAAATGGCTTATCGGCATTGACCCAACCCTCCCAAAATCATATAAGAATTTCCTTATATGCCCATCATCCGAACGTGAAAAGACCGAATGAAGGACTCTGCGAGAGGTAAATGATCGCCTGCGTCATCGCATCCACATCGTCATCATGCTGTCCCGTGGGGAAATTCGCGCACTCCTCAACGAAGTCTTTTACCCAGGGAGCGACGGTCGGATCGGGCAGGTAAATGTTGCCTGCTCTCTGGTATGGTTCTATGGCGTTCGCCCTCGCCCATTTCCCACCTGCTGGTTCCACAGGGATGATCCCGGGGATTTCTTTTTTCAGAAGTTCAATGACCGCTGTTCCATTCGCCTTGTCTTCGATGAGGATGGCTCGACCCCTCGGGTTCTTCGCCTTGAGTTGACGCACCCCTTGGATCGTCGCGGTGATTCCCATACGTCCGTGAATGCGGTCGAGAAGATAAAAATTCGCGCCCGCCTTTCCCCATGCGTGGCCGGCTACGAAATCGGAGTCCTTCTTGTCCTTGAACGTCATGTCCCAGGAGAAAATCACCTTGTCGAATTTATCCGGCGCGCGGACGTAGTATTGGAAACACTCTCGAAGGAAGATCGTTCCGGATTCTGGCGATGGCCTCTGCTGATACTGCGCATTCCAGAAGTACGGGCTTTTCGTTCGCTTCTCTTCCAGCAGGTTTTCCCTGCTGTATCGCGCCGGGAACAGAGCTTCTCCCGGCTCACGACCGATGATATCAGTCTCTTCCGCGAGCGCAGGGAATCTCACCTCTTTCCATGTCCCCGGATTCTCGCGCAGGATGCGCCCGATCAGGTCATCGAGGTGCCACCGCTGCATGATGACAATCACTGCTGCGTTCGGTTCCTTCCGCGACATCACCGTCGAATCGAACCATTCCCACGCTTTCTCTCGATACGTCTGGCTCAACGCTTCTTCGGCGTTCTTCACCGGGTCATCGATGATGATGAAGTCCCCGCCCTTGCCCATGAACGACCCGCCCGTGCCGGCCGTATCCATCCCCCCCGCATATTTATCAATCTCCCACCTGGAAGCGGAGAACACGTCTTGCCGAACACGGACCCCGAACATCCCCCGCCCGTATTTTTCCAGGGTATCCCTGGTAAGGCGGCCCCACTTTTCCGCGAAGGAGGCTTCATAGGAACCCAACATCACCCTGCGGTTCGGGAATAGCCCGAGATACCAGACCGGTAAAGCATGAGAGCACAGAACGCTTTTCCCGTGTCTGGGCGGCCACGAAATGAGAATGCGCTTCTCCGTTCCGAATACGGCTTCAAGCAAAAGATGATTCAGATATTCCATCGCCTTGCAGGGAAGGAACTTCGGACCAAGGATGAATTGAAGCATCCCGAGAGGAGAATGTCTTGCAAGGGCAACCGCGCTATCTACGATTTCTTTCTTGCTCGAACTGAAAGGTATCGCGTCCCGAGACGATGCCGGGCCGCGAATTACAGGAGTAGAGAGACCGCTCAACCCGTTTTCATTGTATCGTCCTCTCGTCCGTTAGGGCTGTCCTGGCCCCAATCATCGCCTGGATTTCAACGATGCGCCTGCGCATATCAATGTCTTCCAGTGCCTTCCCGACCCCGTCCGCAATCTTTCTCGCCTCCGATTCGAGGTCGAACAGCGCCCTGCCATCAGCGCCCGTCACCTCCTGGCGCTCGATCCATCCGCGATGTTTCGCTTGGCACTTCAGAAAGAAAATCGTGGCGGTGTAATTCCTCGCGGAGATCCCGGTAAATATCGTCGCTTCCGCCATGTCCAGCAAACGCTCCCGGGCTTCATCAAACCATCCGCTGAACTTCGGGGAGCGTTTCTTCCGAGCATTCACTGCTCGCACAGACATTCCGACCGCGTCGGCCACCTGGGAAGTGATTCCCGCCTTCTTGATGATGACTTCCCTCATCTGCTCGTCGGGCGGCCATTTCCCCGGCGTTTTGTATTTCCGCTTTTTCCGGGGGGCCGTGGCATCTTGGGAATCTTCCCCGTTTCCTTTGTCTTTCGGTTCGTCCATAGATATCTTTATGGGGCA